AGTTATGCATGTCAGAGCCGTCAACAGCAATGGGCTTGAGCTGGCCTTTAGTAACACCCTTAATGATGAGATACTTGAACAGAAGGAACTCGTCATAGTTGGCGGCAGTATAGACAGCATCAACAATGTAAGAAATGAGATTAGTAACACCCTCTGCGTTAAGAAAAGCCTGCTTGAGCTTTTCCATACTGATAGAAACAGGGTAAATAACCTGCCAGTTCATAGCATGGAAAGCAGACTTCACATTAGGCTTATACTGCTTGAACTCACGGGCTTCTGCCTTTTCCTGAGAGAACGTGAAAGCCTTAGTGATACCAACGAAAATATCTTCGATAGTCTCACCATAGTCAATCATGCCCTTCTTAAGTCTTTCATAAGGGTTATTGAAAGTAGCAGACTGAACACGAACAGCGGCGATACGGTTTACCAGAGCATTGATAAACTCATTCGCCATTGCGGGAGTACCATAGAGCACTTCACCAACGCGAGGAATATCAACCTCGGTCTGTACTTCGGGAATCTGATTCTGGTAAGCAAGAGACGCATTTTCACGAATAACGTTAAGAATATCAATAGTAGACGCATTGAGCGTAGTAGCGGCAATTCTATGAGCCATTATTTATTCACTCCTTCTTAAATAAATCTTCATACTTTCTGGGCTTTTTGGGTTCACCATCATCCCCATCATCTGAGGGGTCTTCCCTTTTACCCATGAAAGCATCACGGTATTTTTTTCTCCATGACTTATCAAGTTCATCTTTTTCTTTCCTGAGCGCCGCAATGGTGTCAGCACCATTATCGGCAAAGGTGTCCTTCATGTCGGTCATGAAGTTCAGTACATTATCATCAGTATTGTCCTCACCAATGATAGCACTGAATTGACTCATTAGTTCTTCCTGTGTTCTTACCATTGTTACAATCTCCTTTTCCAGTATGGTTTTAAGTATAATGTAAAATTAAACGTTCCAGAATTTACAGGCATAGGGCCAGGCGGGTTAGTCATGAGATAATCATACCAAGTTCTTGCATTTGCTTGACGGGCTTCTTCTCCATCAATACCGCGTTCATAGTTCTTGAAGAATGTAAGAGCAAGCGTCTCAGGTTCAGCCCTTGAGTGAGTAAATTCCTCAAAGGATAGCGGATATGATTGCGTTGTTATCCATTGATAACCTTCACCCATTTCAAGCTCAAAAAGAAGTCTACCAAGTTGTTTGTCATAGTTGGTTCTCCAATCTGAGCCAGCCCAGTTAGCATATTTCCACCATGGTGTCCATTGCACAAGACCAAAGCCGATATTGCTTTCATCATAACTTTCAATGGTTCTTCCAAGTTCCCATTGTGCGGGGTTAAGATATGACTCAGCTTGCATATTTCCAACAACAGCGGCTATAGCATTGTATGTCCAACCTTGTCTGTTGAGATATGATGCAATAATTCTGACGTTCTGTGCTCTTTGTTCCTGAGTCCAGTTTTGAGCTTGATTACCATTTGTCCAAACAGCAAGCCAGTCAGCCATCAGAATCACCACTAACAAAGGTAAGTTGAATTGAGTTATACTTATTTAGGTCTACTGTTATTTCAAGCGTTTCAGTGCCATGAATTTCAATAGGAACAAGTCCATGTTCTTTATCGTATTCCTCGGCACGTTTCAAGATTTCGTCAATGGGAAGTTCATCAGCAATGGCGTTAACGATAGACATTACTTTGTCATAATCGTAGCCAGCTTCAATAAGCCTTTTCTTGCACTCAAGATTTTCTCCCCATTTACCTTGAAAAATTTCTTTTGCTATTTCCTGATTTGTTTTCATGAATATCCTCCTTTGTCTTTCATAGGAGAACTGGAAAAGTTCATTCAGAATCCTGCATATCTTTCTCATGTTTTCCAGTAATATCAGGCTCAATTTTCGGGAGTTTTTCATCGGCAAAGACTTTACTGAGAGCTTCGCGCAAATTAGGGTTCATTGCGCAAATATTCTCAATAACACTTGCCGTTTCCATTAGTACGATGTAAGTAGCAATAGCTCCAGCAAAAGGCACGTCAATTTTTAATCCAATCATCGGCAAAGTGTATTGACACATATAGCCAAACAGTTCCGCGAGGATTTCACCAATCTTTCTAAGAAGACCAGTACGCATTATTGAACTATTAAGAGTTGCAGTAATGTAAGCCTTTAGCCAGCCAGTGAGAACATCGAACGCAATGAAAGCAATGGTTACAAGCAAGGGTATAACGTTCAAAATCATATCCTCCTTTCCATCGTATTCCCTATTAAAAAGTATATCATACTTGACATAAAAAGTCAAGAATGATATAATATAGTATAAAATAGTTTTGGAGATGATCTTATGCCTAAATACTACGATGGAACTAAACTGCTGTCAATGAAAGATCTTGACGGTAATACACCTGAGATATTCATGGTAACGTCAAACAGGACAGCGGGAAAGACTACTTATTTTAATAGACTTGTATTCAATAGGTGGTTAAAGAACAAGTCAAAGTTCATGCTTGTTGATAGATTCAAGGATGAAATGGACGGTATCGCAGAAAGATACTGGAAGGATATTAACGGTTTGTTTTTCCCTGAGTGGGAAGTATTCAGCAAGAAACAGGCTTCTGGAGCTTATCATGAATTGTTTGCAAGAAAACTCGGTGAAGAAGTTGCTGAGAGTTGCGGCTATGCTGTTGCGCTGAATAGCGCTGATAAACTTAAAAAACTGAGCCACTTCTTTAGTGATACAGACTGTATGCTCTTTGATGAATTTCAGAGCGAGACTAACCATTACTGCCCTAATGAAGTAAGCAAATTTCAGTCGCTTCATAAAACAGTTGCACGTGGACAAGGCAAGCAGAGAAGGTATGTACCTGTTTACATGTGCGCTAACCCTGTTACAATTCTAAATCCATATTATGTTAATATGAATATCTCAAGCAGACTTAACAGCAAAGTACGATTCTTAAGAGGGCATGGATTTGTGCTTGAACAGGGGTACAATGAAGACGCCGCTAATGCTCAGAAAGAGGGCGGATTTGATGCCGCCTTTAGCGGGAGTAATTATCAACTATATTCAGCGGAAGGAACTTACTTAAATGACTCAACTGCTTTCATTGAAAAGCCTAATGGTAAGGGACGTTATCTTACTACCATTCGATATGAAGGTTGTGATTATGGTGTTAGGTCTTTTGATCATGACGGTATTGTCTATTGTGATAACAGACCGGATAACAATTTCCCGACCAGAATTGCAGTTACCACTGACGATCATAACATTAATTATGTTATGCTTAGGAACAACGATTTGTTCATATCTAATATGAGATATTTCTTTGAAAGAGGATGTTTCCGATTTAAGGACATGAAATGTAAGGAAGCCGTGTTAAAGCTACTTTCTTATTAATGGTATCTGCATCTGTTTTCTATGATTGAGAATACGGGAGGACACAGTTGGAATACACTGCCCGTTCAGTCTTGTCGGTGTTGTCAACCGCTTTCATAGTACAGATGTTACAGATATAAAGAGCCTTACCAGTAATGGTAAGGCTCTCTTGTTATTCTATCTCTTTAATGGTGTAATTTCGATAGATTCAATACCAGTTTCGTCTATAATTAAGCAACCATTTGTTGCATGGAAAATGGTCAAGCATTTAGGGTGCGTAATGCCAAAATCAAAAGCAATTACATCACGCTCAAATCTGTCACCATTCCATATCATAGAAATGTGATAAAGATTAGATGGAATCATTGCGCTCCCTCCAATGCTGTTTTCTTGCCAAACGTGAGCGAATATCCTGCGGCTTTTTGTGCTTGCCTTTGAAGGGGTCAGATACTACCGCATAACGGTCAGACATACGGAAGGTGAAAGTTACATCAGATTTGCGATAAGAGCCATTAACCATTTGCTGGGCCATTTTGTATATCCTCCTTAATTATTTCTGCATGTGTATGTAGCCAGTAGTGCCAGCATTTGTAACAATCCAATTCAATGTTATCTTTTCTGCATCTAATAGGACGTATTTCGTTATCTACTATTTTAATTGGACAACCCTGTTCAAGTATTTTTGCTAAATTGCGTTCACCCTTCTTTGTTAGCTGGATTTTTATTCCAAGCTGTTTCATTTGTATTGGTGTAGGTAATGACATTAGCACCCCTCAATATATGTCGCGGCTTCATCAGCAACATGAAGTAGCCATGCAAGTTTATTGTTACTGTACACTTCACCCGGGTTACTGTACTGAGACTTGTCCCATGCGCCCATGTGATGAAGGATAGCGGCAAACTCTGTTTCGGTGAGCTTCATGAACTGCATGACACGGTAACAAGAGCAAGCACCATGAGATGCAAGAGTTGTAGAGCATTTTGCACGATATTCTTCTACCTGTTCCCAAATACCAGTATCAGGGTTTTTGACGTTACGGAGATAAGGCTCATAGAAGTTTACTTTGCATAGGTCATGGAATAAACAGACGATAGCAGATTCTTCTAAAAGGGTGGTATTTGAAGCATCATAACCATAACGTGGGGCAATGTTCCAGAACTGCTGATAAACATTTAATGAGTGCTCAACAAGTGCTCCCTTATATGAACCGTGATAACGACCAGAACAAGGTGCGTCATAGAAGTCAGTAGTAGCAAGCCAGTCAAGTAATTCTTTGATACCGGGACGGTGAATAGCTGTAAGCGCTTCTGTCTCGAAGATGAATTTATTGTTGTCAATCATTTGAAAGCTCCATTCATTAAAAGAATAATAAAAAGGATTAAGCCACAAGCCGTGCCAATTAACGTTAAAATATCGTTAAGTGTTATAACAATCATAGAAAAAATACGCTCCTTTTCATTGTGTAGTAATCTGATTTAAGAACGATACCGCCGTCTATGTGTTTTGGCATAAGTTTTCCCGGTACTTTTAGTCCTACTTTGAAGTCTGCTATTGTACGGGTTTCGAAGAGAAATAGTGTTTCTTCTGGTGTGAGAGGTTTGTGATGCAATGTAATGTCAATTCCTTTCTCTAATAGTTTTGATACATATGGTTTGAATGAGTGAAGAAATAGTTCCTTGCAAGTGTCTGGCATACCTGCGCATTTAACTTCCCAATGCGGATTTGAAATTGGCTCAAGGTTTGCATGAGTCATGCGTTCTGCGTATGTCTTTTGCCTGATAAAGATTGCTTCATCCCAGCATGATTCAAGTTTCCAGCAACAGAAAGCATTGTTATCAACCTTAATCCCTTTCAATTTCTCGGGAGGAAGATCGCAATGGATGCTATCAGTATCAGCATAAATGAAGCCATGTGCGTTAAGTCCATAGTAATTCTTTTGCGCCGCCCGTATTGTGAAGTTACGGGCATAAGATGTAATTGCAGAGCCAACCGGAATAAATCCGGGTTTCTTCATGTTCTCTATTACCGTGAAGTAGCCAAGACTGTTATCGGGTTTGAGATACGCAACCTTGAAAGAGGAATCCGTTGACGTTGCCATTTTGCCGTAAAGGTTATTAAGAAATAATTTTGCGATTTCCCTTTTAGCACCTTTGTTATGCATTTTAATCTCTTTGTATTTGTCGATATACTCATCAAAAATTCCCGTATAGGCTCTAAAATAACACCCATCAAGTATTGCGCAGTTATACAATTCATATTGTTCAAGTATAAGGGCAAAATCTGTTTGCGTAAGTGTAAGCACAACTGAGGTATCTGTGATTTCACCATTAAGCTTTTTCCTTTTGGTATGATATCCATCGTCAATAAGTGAATGTATATCAGAGGTTCGCAACCACTTGTTTGGTTGATAGTAAGGGCTATTTTTGATTTGAATACAAGGCAAATGTTTTGGTCTGATTTGAAATTCTGTGCGGATTCTAATAAAGTAATAGTGTTCACCATCCTTTGCTTCATCAGGAATGTAATTTCCTATCCAGAATTGCGGTAAACCTATTGGGTAAGCGTTACCTGATTCGCTATGCATCATTGATGGGTAAAGTGAGTTAACGTCTGCTGTTGTACCAATGGTAAAATCTTTGTCATTATCTTTGCAATAATGATGGCCAGTTTTTTCTTCAACTGCGTAGCACCACCCGCCACGATAAGAATTGCGGATATAATCGCCAACATTTTCAGCTCCAAATGTTTCTTTGTCAATTGGAATGTCGTAGAGATTAGGAAAGTGATCGTCGAAGTCAGGAAAAGGATTGAATTTGTTCTTGTATTCTTGAAGACAACAAGCGCCTATTGTGAGTCCTGTATGGCCTTGATTGTACATAATTTCAAGGGCTTCTTTGACTACAAGAACATCATTAGCAATGTATTCCTTTTCCTGTTCAGTTAATTCTTGTCCTGCACAACGATAGCCAGTGTATTCTATGGAAGTTTTCTTGTGCTTAGTACCAAAAGATTCACCAATGCGCTTGACGGAAATGGGGAGAAGTTTAAGAGAGTCACGAAGTTCGATATAATTGCGTCCATTCTTAAGGGTTATACTGTACCACATTCCTTTGTCTGATATGGAGTAGCGGAATGTCCGGTCTTTCATGAACTTCTTTTCAATGAAACTGCCAACGGCTTTTGTGGGGTCAGGCTGTTCAAAGGCTTGCTTGAAGTCTGTTTGGGTTAGTAAGTAGTGAATCCAAAATTCACCGTCAAATTTGATGTTATGGAAGTAGACGATGGCGTTGGAATCAATGGAGAGGATGTAGTCAAATAGTTTGTCGATAGAATTGAATATCTCTACATCATCTGTAAATAGCTCAACTATAGCGGCCGCCCAAACTTCCGTGCGCGTTTGACCTTCGTACACTGTTGTTTCAAAGTCTGCGCTGAATATGCGCGATTTTACTCCTGCTTTCATTAGTCATTAAAGTCGAAGCTTACCCAACCTTCTTCGTCAAGACGTTCAGCCTGAGATTGGTCTAATGGTCTATTAAGATTCAGTACAGTAGCAAACTCGGAAAGTGCGCCAGGGTCTTCTTGATAAATCTTACCACCTTTTCCACGATAACCTGTCATAGCCTTCTGTGCTAAATTGTTTAACCTTGATGCATTTTGCTCAAGATAATTTAGATATTCGCCGTAATCACCATAAGCGTCAGCGGCTTCGAGAACTAACGATTGAAGCTGTTCACGGACACCATCTAATTCTCGGTCAACTGTAATGCTGTCGATATTGGCATCAATCCATGCTTCAATTTCGTCACGACTTACAACGGTTTCTGTGTAACCATCTTCGTCAGGTTCTTCCCACTCGGAGTGCTGTTCTTCCCATTCACGGTCATAGTCTTCACCATAATCAGGATTTTCATAAAAATCTGTTTCAGTTGGCGGGGTGTATACAGGTTTAGGGGTGTAAACCGACGGCGCACGGTTTTCGTACTGAATTTCATATTCCTTGCGTGCTTCTTTTTTCTTGCGCTCAGTGTACTGAGTCCACTTCTGTTTTTCAAGTCGTTCTATGGATTTTTCAGAAATATTTTTAGTATATTTTACTTTTGGTATTTGTTTTACTACAGCGTGAAATTTTTTAGTCCAAGATTTAATTCTATTTTCGTAACGTCTGTATGCTTCTTCATACCGCTGAATTAAATCCTGTTTAGCCAAATATTATCACCTTACTTTGCGTTAATACGACAAAATCCCTATCAAGGAATGATAGGGATTTTATCTTTACAAGGTGCTGAGTAGATTAGAGGGCAAGCGCGCAGGTAATAAAGGATTTACCTTTGTAATTCTGAGACGGCTTCTTGAGCACGTCAATAGAATACTCCTCACCAGGCGCTTCGGCGGCCATGGTGTCGAAAATGTCCTTGAAACTGGTGAAGAAAGACTCAGAGCCAGTTACAAACTTGTTCCCGGCGCTGTCAATCAGGACATACTTGATATAGTCCTTGTCCTGCTTCGACTTTTCGTTGTGTACGTCAAGAATGACGTAGGCAACAGGGGTGATGGTGAGCACATCGACATCATTCAAAGCAGAGTCAAGGGGCGTCGCGTTGGAATAATCCTTGAGCGCGATTTTCTCCTTCGCACTCAGCTCCTTGCTGGATTCACGAATTTTTACGGAATAGCCTTCCATTATTTTTCTCCTTCTTAGTTATAGATTTGTTTGAGTTTAAGGGTTAAGCTTCGGTGGTATTTGCGGTAAGAGGTTTGCGAGTCTTCGGGTCAAGCTCGACAGCGTTCGACATGAAAGCATCAAGGGTAAGGCCGTAAACCTTTTCGTCAACAGTAACGCCAACGATTTCGATGAATTTGGTCTTGTCGCTGTCCAGCTTTGCCGCAACAGCTTTTTCAAGCTTTTTGGTATCAGTAATAACAGGACTGATGACAACAGTAGTGTTACTTGCTTCGGCAGTTTCCTTGTCAAAAACAAGGCATACCACATTCTGCTTACTGATAGTGCGAGTAAAGGGATACTTCTTCATGATAGCTTTGCTCCTTTCTTTAGTAATAGTTGTGTGCATGCATTACGGATTGTTGCGGCTTAACGGAGTTGCACCGTTGTACACTGTGAGCCGCATAAAGTGGCGCGTCACCCATCGTGCCATAGGTTATGGACGCGCCCACGCAAGATGATGTACAGAAACTTGCGCGGCGGGAAGTTATGAGACACGCCATCCCGCATAAGTATGATACCATAGATCGATGGAAAATGCAAGAAGAAAATGCAAGAAAGATTGACAAAAGTTTAACAATGTACGAGCGTGGGGTAAATGGTAGAGCTGTTAAGGCTCTACCATTTCAGACGCTTTTTTGTCACAGTACATGATCGCCTTTGAGACTGCTGTGCAGACGCGATTATGTTCACAGTCTTCACAGTGAGTACAGTAGCAATCAATTGGAGCGACAACTTTTAATCCTTCAAGCAAAATGCGTGATATTTCACGCATGTCCTTTGCTGTGAAGTTCGCAGAATAAACTCTAATCATTTTAATATCTACTGTCTATATGCTTGTCACTTGTTATGGTGAATACTTGGCCTTTTATCGTAATTTGGAATTCAACATCACTAACCCATTTTATAGGCAAGTTTTCAAGCCTTGCGCGATTCAGATACACGTTCCACCAATTGTCTGAAACTGCTTTATAGAACATTTTCCCATCTTTGATGCAAGAAACGGTTATCATTTTTATCCCTACTTTCATTTTTATTTCACAGTGTTCTCACAAGCACACATGGTGCTTGTGGCCGGGTTTTAATCGGCGTAATGCTGGTGATCAACCATTTTCTTCCCGTACTTACGAAAATCTGACTCACTCATAGCATAAAGAGCTTCAATCGGCTTGAGATTTTCAATGGTAATTGCTTTTTCGTTTTCAAGCTCAATAGATTTTGCATACTTGTCAAGCTTCTTTGCCATATCAACAGGGACAGAAACAGAACGCTTGCACAATTCATGGTTATCCGTGGACATGTAAAGATAGTCCCCGATATAACCCTTGACAGTTTTTGTTATCATGTTGCGTGTTTCCTTGCCGCGCTGTTGATAGGGCCTTGCATACTTGAGAAAGTCATTTTCGTCCATGCCATAAAGTGTGGTTTCCTTGTCAATCTTGCTGACTTCAACGAGCTTACCGGAAATGATAGAGGGATTGCGGCGAATATACTTTTCCGCCGCGACAGGGTTGCCGCAAGAATCAGGCAAGGCGATAATGCAGTCGAGCAAAGCGCCGCTTTCATAGACTTTGCAAGTGGCAAGAGATACGGAAAAAGTACGGGTGATAGTGTTACGCATGATTGTGTTCTCCTTTATAAAAATATTTTTATTCAATCACATGTGTGATTGTGAGAACACTGTGATTATACAGGCGGCATATTTGAGCGGCAACACATTATAATTTATCTGTAGGTATATCTTTTTGCGGGATAAGAAAGAGATACAGCATAATCATTGAAAAATTTTGAGATATGCTGTGCACTGGTCGCCGTATAGCCGTAAACCTTGCGCAATACATCACATTCTGTGCCAATGTTTCGATTGATACTTGCCACAATAGTGTTATAACTGCGCAACAAGTAATAGTTTTCTGTCGTGATAACCTCAGCTGTGCAAGAACGCAAGCGCTTTACAGAATAATCAACACTTTCTTGATATTCTTTCATAGCGCGTTCAAAGTCACGAACCGCAAGATTATTGATAACATTTTGATTAGTTTTCATTGTTATTCCTTTCTTGCCGCTCAAATATGCCGCCTGTTTTTGCTTGCCCTTGCTTGTGCGCGTCCGCACAAGTCAAGTTTGACCGATACTTGCAAACGTTGTCCCGCTATGATGTTTAAGGCGGGTTTAATTTTGCGTGTGTCGTTATCACGCTACGCCATTGCATTTTAGGCATAAACAATGGTACAAACCAGCTTGTTTTTCCTTAATCTCACAGCAAAACAAGCCCATAAAAAGCCATGCGTACCCGCGCGCGATTAAGCATAAGCAGGCCATGCGATGTAACGAATAGCATGATCACGGCAAACGTTTTAGTTGTTTGCAACACTACAGATCTTGACGCTATCTGTGAACGTGTGACGCGCACAAGCAAGGGCAAGCATATTCAATTTTCAAGGTGCCGGGCGCCCACGCCGCCGGGAACAATCACTTCCAACTGATCAAGGCCAACCCACCGGGGGTACCGGGTATCACCTAT